GCGACGGGGTGTTCCAAGCCCCCAACCGAGAACGGAAGGGCGCGGAGCAGGTGTGGATTACTCGTTTTCTGTGCAATGCACAGGACTTGTAGTCTAGACCTGTTTCTCGCCCTTTTTTTGTGCCCTGACCCTGGGAGGGGAACTATACTGGGCTTTCTCGCAAAGCTTTTCCGAGGCGAAATCTCAAACATCCGGGTGGCAAGCGGTAGCAGTGGCACCGTGTACACCCTCGACTCGTCTCACGTCGACTACCAGGTAGCCCGGCAGCTCTACGACAACGTCAACACGAACTACAAGCTCGGAGCGGGGTTCGCCAAGCCCATCATCAACACCGCTGTGGCCTTCATGGGCGTTCCGACGTTCAGGATCGACGACGAAGACGCCCAGACGGAGCTCGAGAACTTCGCGGCTCGCAATGTCGCGAAGATGCAGGAGACGCACCGCAACGCCTTCCGCGACGGCGACTGCTACGTCAGGCTGAGCAGGGAGGACAGAGGAGGCATCCTGTTTCCCGAGGGAGCGCAGATCATCTACAACGTCATGCCGGCCGACATGGTGGAGAACGTCGTGCGCAACCCCCTCACCGGCCAGGAGACCGAGTACACGCTGAAGAGCCAGTACTCCTGGAAGGACTCAGCGGGTGCATCTCGACAGTGTGTGATCCAGCAGAAGATCAGCGCCGAGCTCATCAAGACCAAGATCGTGTCGGGCGACACACCGGAGGGCGTAGAGGTCGGCGAGGTGGAGAACCCCTGGGGGTTCATTCCGATTGTGCGCTTTCAGAACGAGCCCGACAGCTCGCGGGTGTTCGGGCGCTCGGACATCGAGGCCGTCGAGCCCTACCTGAAAGCCTATCATGACGTGATGATGCACGCGATTCAGGGCTCCAAGCTCCACTCGACGCCGAGGCTCAAGCTCAAGCTCAAGAACGTCGCGAAGTTCCTGAAGGAGAACTGCGGAATCACCAACCCGGCGGCGGACGCGCAAAACGGCATCACGGTGAACCTTTCGGGCCGCGAGATCCTGTTCTTCCAGGACGGCGACGACGCGGAGTTCATCGAGGCCAGGAGTTCCACCGGGGACGCCACCGACCTCCTGCACCTCCTGTTCTACCTCATCGTCGACACCTCAGAGACCCCGGAGTTCGCCTTCGGGGTGCATACGCCGAGCTCGCTTTCCTCCGTGCGTGAGCAGATGCCCATTCTGGTGCGCCGAGTAGCGCGCAAGCGCGAGTACTTCACCGAGAGTTGGCAGCTCATCGCCCGCATGGTGTTGGCGATGACGACACTCGCGAATGGGGGCAAGTATGAGACCTATGAGACAACGCTGATCTGGGACGAGATCGACCCGCGCGACGACAAGGACGTTGCGGAGACCCTCGACAAGATCGTCGGTGCTCTGGCCCGTGCGGTTGAGACCCAGATCATGAGCTCCGAGGCAGCGGCGGACTTCCTGTCGCAGTACGTCGAGACCATGCACGACTACATCACCGACGACGCCGAGCTTCCCGGTGAGCGCGAGCGCATCGTCAAGGACATGATACTCAGGCGGCGAGTCGAGGACGGTGAACTCGTCGAGACCGAGTACAAGGCCATCAGGGCCGCGTTGGAGGCCAAGTGATGGCCGGCGTGAGCGAGACCACCATGAAGAGCATCTCGGCGATCCAGAAGGCCAACAGCCGCGAGATGTCCCAGCGCATCCTGCAAGGTCGGAGCGAGTACCTTGCGCTCAGGCTGAGGCAAGACCCGTCTATCCGCAAGGTCTACGAAGACGCTGCAGATCGCGTCGCCGAGGAGATCAAGACGCTGGAACGCGTCTACCAGGAGCGCGGGAAGTACGGGCTCACGCTTGCGCACCGCCGGGCGCTTGAGCGCTCGCTCCGGGCAGAAGCGGAGAGGATTGCCAAGGGGACCGAGAAGATCGTCAAGGAGGGACTCGGCAAGACCTTTGACGCGGCATCCAAGCCGATCTACGAGGACCTCCAGGACATACTGAAGACCGCTGGAGCCGAGCTCGATTTCGCCAAGCTCCAGTGGAGCCTTGCGCAGGTCAACACCGAGGCCGTCGAGGCATTGTGGGCACGGTACAAGGGCGGTATGACGATCTCGCAGCGGATCTGGAAGCAAGCCGAGTACGCTACCGACGCCATGAAGTCGATTGTGCTCGACGGTGCTGCACGCGGTAGGGATGCGGTAAGGGTGGCACGAGATCTCTCACAGTATGTCCGGCAGGGATCGCGGACACTCGCAGAAAACTACCCCAACATGATGAAGCGCATGGGCGGGCGTATCCCGAAGGATCTGTGCTACGAGGCGCTCAGGCTCGCCCGCACGGAGATGACGAGCGCTTACATGGAGTCGACGTACTCGGCTGGCCAGGTGTCACCGTCGTATCTGGGCGTGCGCTGGAACCTGTCTTCGAGTCATCCTCTGCGAGACGTGTGCAACTCGTATGCCGAGACGGACCTGTACGGAATGGGTGCCGGGGTGTACCCGAAGGGGCAGGAGCCATCGGTGCCTCATAGTAATTGTCTCTGTTACCCGACGCCTGTTTCAGAGGATCGCGAGCAGTTTGTCGATAGGCTGCGCTCGTGGATCAAGAATCCGGCGTCCCAGCCTGATATCGATGGTTGGTATCAGGGCTACTACCAGAAGAAGGCAGCCTGAGGAGGAGTGAGATGGCAACGGCTGTTGTGAAATTGAACACCCAGACGGGGAGCATCGTCAAAATGCCGATGCGCTCCGGAAACATCACGAAGACCGGAATCCTTCAGGTCCGCGACATGCAGAGCGGTCGCTACGTCGTCAAGGCCGACGAACCGGTTGCCGAACAGGCGCCGGAAGCCCCGGAACAGGCACCACCGAAGACGAAGTCGAAGGGCCGGAAGGGGGCTCGCAATGCCTAAGAGCTTCAAGATTGGCGACAGTGTTTCGTCGAAGGACTGGGGGACGGTCGACAAGAGCAAGATATGGGATCTTCTGTCGAACGGTATCGACGAGGGCACGACTGGCGTGAAGGGCGCGGTACGCGAGACCTACGCCGTGGTGAAAGCCGATGTGAACACGGATCTCACCTCCGCCGATTGCTGGGGACCGCACCACGAGGTACGTGACGACGGCTCGGTCGTGCTGAACCGGGCCGGGCTGATTGCTGCAACGGCAGCCCTGAGTGGTGCGCGGAGCAAGCCGAAGCTCACTCCGGCGCAGAAAGAGTCAGCGCGGAAGCACTTGCTCCGCCACTACAGGGACGACCTTGACGAGGAGGCTCCGGAGAGCCTCAGCGGTGAGATTACCGAGGAGAAGCCCGAGGTCGACGGCAACACGAAGCTCATCAAGGGCGAGATCATACTTCCCCTGGGTACCGTTGCCGGGGAACTGAAGCCGGAGGACATTCCGGTCGCTCCGGGCATCGATGTCGACAAGCTCCTGGAGGGCGACAGCGATCCGCTTCAGGTCGTCGTCGCGATTCCCGCCGGAAAGAACACGCGCGGTTGGAACTATACCGGCGAGGCAATCAAGGACATCGTCGACGTGGTGGCAAGCGGTGCGCTCGCCGGCTGTCTCGGGCATCAGAAAGCCGAGAACGTTGACTGGGAGTTCAGGACGCCCGTCACGCACTGGGTAGGGGCGTTTTTCAAAGACAACGTCGGGTATTTCCGGGGTGTGGTCGACAAGGTCGCCGGCGAGCTCAAGCGCTGGATCCGCTCGAAGGTGATCCGCACGGTTTCGATTTTCGGCACTCCGTCCGTCACTCAGGTCGGCTCACAGGTCACGGTAGACCACTACAAGCCGATCTCGATCGACTGGACCCCGCTCGGCAGGGCCGGAATGCCAACGGAGGTGGTGTCTATGGGCGAGATGCACGTCACGGGCGAGTTCAAGGGCAGCACGGAGGGCAGTCTCGAAAGCCTCCGCAGGAAGATCAACGAGAAGATCGCGCAGAAGTTCAAGGACGCATGGATCGAGTCGATCTACGACGACTACGTAGTCGTCGACACCAACGACGGCAAGCTCTACCAGATCGGCTACGAGGCCACAG